CCACCTCTCAGGGCATGCGGATCACTCTCACGAGTATAATCTGCACTAGCTGCGAGGTCCGATAAGAGAACCCAAAACTGAGGATGGAGTTTCCACTCTTTCCCAGCAAAGGAACAAAACAATGGTGACGTAAGCATTTCGCCTACATCCCACACTGAATTGCTCTCTTCTCGGAGGTATGCCAAATACGAAGGTAATAAGTGAAAACCGTCAGGTTCACTCTTATCACTCTTCGGTCGTTTTGTAAAGGTACGAAAAGTAGACCCTTCAAAGCCATTTTCTGGCTTATAGGGGGTACTCTCGAAGTCTTCACGAACGATATGTCCATCGCCGAAACCCTCGGGTCCATACAGTTTATTGCTGGGTTTAACAAACCCCTCAATTAACTGCTGAAACTCGAGATCTGGAAATCCAGACCTGTTTACCTGGTTGCACATTGCAACAAGGCGGGCGTCGGTAAAGACATCTTTGACATAAAACGGACGTACATCTATGCCAAGAAGGAAATCTCCTCCACACGACTCACGAAAGTATCCACTATCGAACGTTTTTTCATCGTTCAAAGTGAATCCTAGTAGTGAAAGTATGGGATAGAGATACTTAACTGCACAAGTCGGGACAATAATGTCATCGCCATATACAGTTGCATCTCTAGGATTTTTCCCTGCTAAGGAGCAGGCTTCTTGCGCGCACGCGTAAAAAATGCACGACTCTAACTCAAAGGTGTACCCATTGCCCATAGAAGAAAACTTCTCTAGGTTAAGGTACTCCTGGTTAGACTTCAAGAAGACAAGATCAGTCCGCCAGTTAGAAAGCAGCTCATACCATGAATACGGTAAGAGGAGCTTAACAACTTCGCGGCTGATAGTATCACTAGCAGCGCTAAGATCCACAGTTGCAAGGTCCCCGTTACGGGAACCAAACTGTGCGCGTTTTCTGTTGATTGACTGATCATAAAGATTACAGCCTTTCTTCAGCAGCGATCTCTTGATATTACGACCGATGCCGCGTTGAACAAAACCGTTCAACAGCGGCTCGACCATAATAGTTCGAGATGTCTTCGCATTCTTAGGTACAAAGGATAAAGAACCCACATCTAGTTTAATTGATTTCCAATTTAAACGTGGGTAGAGGGAGGCTAGTTCTAACATAGAACTTGCTCCGTCCCTTGCACATGCCAATTGGCTAGACAACTTATATTTAGCAGTTGTCCTTCTTCTACACGTTGTAGCAGATCCCGGTCCAAATGAACAATGCAGATCAGCAAGCTCGGGCGCATCTCCTAGATAAGAGGTAATTTTACATTGCAAGCTATGAATAATAGCTGCGACGCCGATTCCATGAATGGATTCGGACCTCCAAATATTTGATGCGCGTGAGTTCCACTGACTACATTGTTGTTCGGCCGCACGGAACTTTTCCATTGAAACAGCATCTGTATCAATCCCTAACGGAATTGAGATGTTCTTCTCTGATAAAGCGTCAAAACGACGTGCCCATGCATAGGCTTCGATAAAATCCGAAGCGCTATGTGTAGGTACTCCAGCCATAACTTCTCGCTCAAAACGAGTTAGAAGATTTACGGCTTGCGGTTCTGTAACAAAAGTTTCAGTATTCGGATAGCAGTTGATATAATCAACTCCAACCAAATCTTTGACTTTATTGCTACAGAAAGAGCGGATCTGAAAAAGGATAGAATCATTCAGCACTTTCGACTTTTTAGAATAAAAAGTCGCCTTTTTAGTTCTGGGGTGTCCCATAGGGTATCTCCATAATTTTAAAAGAAAACTTAGAACGGTTTCAATAAACTTGTGAACGTGCCCTTAACTTGGGCATCGTCCAGTGCGTTTTTCAAAAGCGTGATCAAGTTAACACGAAGCTGCTCCGTAGAGCGCGAGTGGGCGAACAGAGTTAAATCTGCTCGCACAGTGTGCGCAACTTTCGGTGCAGCCGTGTAACCAGCTGAGTTTTGTGCTGTTGCTTCTTCCATGACAGGTAATTCCAGTTGAATGCGAGCCTTATAAAGGTCACCTTTCTGGTTAAGAGCGACAGCTAGTCGCCCTTGGCCAAGAACTGGAACATCCGTTGTGTTCTCACGATAAAGAGCTGTTGGCGAAGACGCCACAGGTAGATACGTGTGAGCAACCGGAGTTGATTCCCCGTCATTAATTCAACATTAGCGATAACAGGCATAATATAGCCCTCGTAGGTTACGGTACAAAATTGTACCTATATGAGTAGTGCGCATCTAACGTCGAACGTATTTCAAGTTCGCACCAGATGCAACGGAGCCGAGAAGTGTGACAGCGTCTACCGCCCTCTTCCAGTCCTTAAGATCCGTAATAGGATGCTTAAGGCCCAGTTTTGGGAGGTAGGACGTGTCAAGTATGTCCCTTGTCATCAATACCTTATTGCTAAAACTAAAGCTAAAGGTATCGACTACAGGAGATCCGCATTTTGATATCTGATCGCCCAAATAGGCGTAAATATCAGGATGACCGGACTTATACTTCAATAGATTCGTTACGAATCCATTTTGGTAGTCAGCATAGTTGAAAAACCAGCGTGCGCGCAACCAGTTGCCTATTCCGGCAACCCAGTCGATCACGAACGAAAACGGCATCAGTTCCCAAGCAACCGAATACGGATTCTTAAAGTCAACAGCTTCATAATCGAAGCCAGCGACTAAATCACAACCAGCGGAGCAAAACTCCTCTGCGTGACGATCCGGCCAGTAACGGCTATTCCCAGACATGGGAGTTTCGCCGAACTGGATCAACGGTATAACTGCTCGGGATCCTTTACGGATCCGATGCTTTATTGGTTTATCCACATCTCTTTGCAATCTCTCCATACCATTATTAATATCAGCAAACAATGGCGTTATAGCATATCGAAATTCCAACCAATATTCAGCAGGTGCTCTAAGGTGATAAACCTTAATGCGCTTGCCGTTTATTTTATGGATTCCGACTGCATTTAACGCTCGTTTGATGTCTCCCTTGCGCAAATACTTAAATGCTTTGATAAGTGGTTTAAGCTTATCATAGATATAAGTAAGCGTTTGGGGCATCTCACCGAGAGTAACATTCAATTGAAGGTTACTGTCCATCAACGCTGATATTAAATTAGACAACGCTGCAGGTTCTGCAGCGTGCGTAATGGTCTGAGGGATGGCTGGTACAAAAGTACAAGCAGCTATATTACGGATTCCGGGATAACAGCGTGGAGGATTCCACGCGTATATCCATCGGGGTCCAATAATATAACCCTTGTACTCTTCATAGTGCCAACCGTAATAGGAATTAACCTTATCACGGCCATCG